TTCATTTATAGATGGTAATATATCTTCATCAGAATCTTCTAATAGTAAATTAATATATTTTTTTTCCATTTATTATAAAGTATATTTAAAATGTTAAATAAATGTATACTTAAAAAATTGATATAATATATTTATAATATAATAAATAAATACTATATGATAAATATATGTACTTTAGGTTCTGTTGCAGATGGTAAATCATCTATGGTAAAAATGTTAACTGGAGAGAAAACACAACGTGATAGTCGTGAATTGAAAAGAAATATTACTATTAATGCTGGATACGCAAATTTAAAAATCTGGTTATGTAGCAATTGTAATGTAAAATATTCATCTGGTGAAGATACTTTGGAATATGAATGTTTACAATGTAATAATGAATGTAAAATATCAAAGCATATTTCATTTGCAGATTGTCCTGGTCATCAAGAATTAATAATTACAATGATGAGTTCAGTATCTTTAATGAAAGGAGCGATTATAATTATTTCTGTAGAATCAGAATTAAAAAATAAATCACAATTAAGACAACATTTATTAGCAGCAAAATTTTCAAAATTAGAGAAAATAATCATATGTTTAAATAAATGTGATTTACAAAATAAAAATATTGTAATGGAAAGATATAATGAATTAAAAGTAATATTAAAAGAACTTGATATTAATCCTCAAATTATTATACCAACATCTTTCACTAATAATTGTGGCAAAAAAGAATTAATTAATGCAATTAATCAATTCTTTAATTTTGATATTAATCAAAATAATGATACAATATTTAGAATCACTAGAACTTTTGATATTAATAAATCTGGTATATCATATAAAGATGTTCAAGGAGGATGTTTAGGTGGCACATTAATTTCTGGTAAATTACAAATAAATGATGAAGTTGAAATTAGACCAGGTATTTTAACTAAAGGTAAAAATGGAAGATATTCTCATGAACCTATTAAAACTAAATTATTATCTTTTGAAACTAATAATAATAAAATAGATGAAGTTAATCCTGGTGGGTTAGTTGCAATTCGAACAACAATTGATCCATACTTTTGTAAAGGAAACAATATGTTATGCGGCAATATTTTTGGTCATCCTGATAAATTACCACAAGTATATCATGATATTACTATTGAATATACAAAGATTAATGAATTCAATGGTAAATGGGAACCAAAAAATGGTGATCAAGTATTTTTACAAATTGAAAATATGTCATCGGAAGCAAGATTAACAAAATCAAAAGGTAATAAATTTGAATTACAATTGATTAAACCAGCTTGTATTAGTAATGATACACAAATTTTAATTTGTCGAAAACAACCCATCATAACCATTGTTGGTCTTGGAAAATTATTAATTTAATCAACTATTAAATATTACTTTAAGTACAAAAAATTGATAAAGTTATATTTATAAATATAATAATTATTATAATTATGTCCTTAGAATTTCAAATATATGATTATGTTGAAGACCATGAAAATATTGAAACAGATAGTGATCAAAAATATAAACCATTAGGTGATTATATTATTCATGTCTTTGGTAGAACAATTGATAATAAATCAGTTTATGCTAAAATTACAGGATTTACACCATATTTTTATATTGAATTACCTAGTATTTGGAATAAAAAATCTGAAATTAAAGAAAAATTAAAAATATTAGAAAATTAGTTAAGATCTAAAAATAATACTAAAGTATTTTTTCAATACAGAGATGCATTATTACAAATTGATTATATAAAAAAAAAGAAAACTGATGGTTTTACATATGATCCTGAGACTGGTACAGAACGTGAATTTTATTTCGCTAGATTAGTTTTTAGAAATAATGATGGAATGAAAAGGTTTGCAAGTTTATTTGATAAAAATGATTTAATGATACCTGGATTAACAATTAAACCAACTCATTTTAAATTATATGAAAGTAATTTAGCTCCAATGTTAAGATGTTTTCATATTAGAAAAATTAGTGGTTGTTCATGGGTTAGTACGACTGATTATAAAAAAATCAAAAAATCAGAAAAAGAATCTTATTGTGATATAGAAATAAATGTTGATTGGGAAGAATTAAATCCAATACAAAAAGATTTTAATGCCCCTTTAAGAATAGCTTCATTTGATATTGAATGTTATTCACACGATGGACAATTTCCACAACCTTATAGAAAATTAGATGCAATTATACAGATAGGTATAACTTATACTAAATTAGGTAGTTCTGAACCATATCGTAAATGGATAGCGTGTTTAGATTCTACAGATTCAATAGATTCTATTGAAGTTATATCATGTGAAACTGAATCTGATTTAATGGATGCATGGATTAATGAAATAAATCAGAATGATTGTGACATTATTACAGGATATAATATATTCCATTTTGATGAAAAATATATGTTTGATCGTTGTGATAAAATATTAAATATGAAATCAGCTGCAGGATATATTAGTAAATTAAAAAATAAATGTTGTAATTTTAAAGAATTCAAATTAGCATCATCAGCACTTGGTGAAAATCTTTTAAAATATTGGGATACACCTGGTAGAGTTCATATTGATTTGTTAAAAGATGTTCAAAAAACATTTAATCTTCCAAGTTATAAACTTGATTTCGTAGCTTCTAATTTTATTAGAGGTGAAATTAAAAAGTTTATTAAACATGATAATAATATTTTTGAATTAGATTGTGTTGTTATTGATGATATTAATATTAATGATTACATCCATATTGAAGTGATTAAAGGTTTTGTATCTGATGAAATTGGTGATAAATACTTAGTTTCTAAAATTGATAAAGAAAATAAAAAAATATTTGTAAATGGTGATGATATTTTGGATGCTGAACTTGAAATATCTAAACATGGTGGTAAAATCTTTTGGTCACAAGCTAAAGATGATGTTGGTCCAAAAGAAATATTTGCTTATCAAATGCAAGGATCAAAAGAAAGAGCGATTGTTGCAAAATACTGTATTAAGGATTGTAGTTTAGTTAACTTGTTGATTAATAAATTAGAAGTTGTTACTAAAAATATGGAAATGGCAAATGTATGTTATGTACCATTAAGTTATCTTTTTACAAGAGGTCAAGGAATTAAATTATTTTCATTATGTTTGAAAGAATTTAGAGAACAAGGATATATTTTTCCAGTTATTAAAGTTAAGAAAGATGCTGATGGTAATTTAGAAAAAGAAGATTCATACGAAGGTGCTATTGTGTTTGATCCTGTTCCACAAATTGATTATGAAGCAAACACAACAAAAGATTATGCATCACTTTATCCTTCTGCTATTATGCATAAAAACATGAGTCATGAAACAGAAGTGACTGATCCAGATTATGATAATCTAGAAGGAATTACTTATTATAATTCATGTTTCAAAGAAAGTGATGGTTCAACAAAATATATTCGTTTTGCTAAAATAGGAAATAAATTAGGTGTTATTCCAACTATTTTATCAAATTTACTTAAAGAACGTAAACTAGTTAAAAAATTAATGAAAACAGAGAAAGATCCTTTTAAATATAGAATCTTAGATGCAAAACAATTAGCTGTTAAAGTTACTGCGAATTCATTGTATGGACAATTAGGAGCTGGAACATCACCTGTTGCAAATCGTAATATTGCAGCATGTACAACATCAACAGGACGTGAGATGTTATTATTTGCAAAGAAATACGATGAAGAAATATTACCATGGATAATTAATGGTCTCAAAGATGCTTATCAAAATAATGATATTGATAGAGCAAATAAAATCATTAATATGGAATTAAAAAATAAAGATAATGAATTTATTGAACGTTTAAGAAATTATTGTTCAAATACTATTAAAGATTATACATTACAACCAGTTATTCGCTATGGTGATAGTGTTGCTAATTATACACCAGTTATTATTAAAGCAAATGGTTATATTAGAATAATATCAATTGAACAATTAGGTATAATTTATGGTCATAATCAATGGATCCAATTTGAAAATAGTAGTAAAGAATATTGTGAATTAAATGATGTTGAATCTTGGACAGAAAATGGTTGGACAACATTGTATAGAATTATTAGACATAAATTATCATTAAATAAAAGAATGATTCGTATTATTACAGATTCAGGATTAGTTGATGTTACAGATGATCATTCATTATTATTACAATCAGGAAATGAAATTAGTCCAAAGAATGTAAATATTGGAACTAAATTATTGCATAAAGATTTACCTTTTGTCGATACTATTAATTTTGAAAGTTATATCAATTTAATTAATATGGAATTTGATGATCAAGTTAGTGCTGCAATGTACTGTCTTTATTTGACAAAATATAATATTAAATATAATATTACAGTTAATTATAAAAAACAAATTGTAGTCAGTATGACTGATAATAATTACGATGATTCAATTAGAACGAAACATGTAATTGATTATGATGGGTATGTCTATGACTTAACAACTGAAAATCATCATTTTGCTGCAGGTGTTGGTAGATTAATTGTTCATAATACAGATTCCGTCTTTGCTTGTTTCCGTTTCAAAGAACAAAAAGAAGAATTATCTAAAGATACTTCAATTGTATTATTAAATAAAATTATTAAATTTGGTGAAGAATTGTTAAAACCATTCTTTTTACCAAATGATAGAGAATTATTTTCAAAATATTATAATGAATATTATAATGAAGTTGATGATTTACTATTACCAATGTATCCAACTTGTTTACCGGAACCAACACATAATAAAATAATTTTACCAGCTGAAGAAAGAATTAAACAATGTTTGAAAGAATATTTATATGAAAATTACTTTCCATGGTTATGGACACTTCAAGAAATAGTTAATAAATCATTTGATAATATGGATATTAAATTATTGAATTGGGCTAATTATTTATTATCTAAATATCGTTTTACATATAATGATTTAATTGATAATCGTAAAGAAGAAGTTTTAACACCATTAATTAATTTTTTAGAAGAAGGTTATAAAGTTGATGATAATTTAATTTGGCATAAATCTACAGAATCAACTATTAATTCTTTTGCATTATTATTAGAATCAACTTTTACTAATGAAATAATAAAAACTAAATCAGAACTTGTTAAAATTGTCAAAGAATTTTTAGATGTAAATTTAAAAGAAGAATGGATTCATGCTGAAACATTACATAATTCAAAGGAAACACATGAAAAAAAGAAATTAAAACGTGAAAAAAAATATAATGATAAAACATTGTATGAATTATTAGTATTATTTATTGAAAATAAGTTAAAATTAGATTTTAATAAATATAAGAATGATCATTATAATAAAATTAGATCTTTCATTAGTGATGAATTGAAATATAATATTGTTCAACCTTACTGGGATTTAGATAATGATAATAAAATCTATAAAATTAAAATTTTTAAGGGTAGTGATCCGATTATTGATAAAAGAACTTTAGATTTTTCAATAGAATTAGGTGAATTATCAGGAGAATTAGTTAAAAGTCGATTACCTTTTCCACATGATTTAGAATATGAAAAAACTTTTTGGCCATTTATGATCTTAACAAAGAAACGATATGTTGGTAATAAATATGAATTTAATCCAGATAAATATAAACAAGATTTTATGGGAATTGTTTTGAAAAGACGTGATAATGCTCCCATTGTTAAAGAATTTTGTAGTGGTATCATAAATTTATTAATTAATCATCGTGATCCTAAAGGAGCAAAAGAATTTATTATAAAAGGTTTACATGATATGTTTGAAGGAAAATATGATATTAAATATTTTCTACAAAGTAGAACATTAAAAATGAAAGAATCTTATAAAGATTGGACTAAAATAGCTCATGTATTTTTAGCTGAAAAAATAGCAGAGCGTGAAGGATCTAAACCTGAATCTGGTAATCGTATTGAATTTGCAGTTGTTGTAAGAGATAATCCAGATAATAAAAAATTATTACAGGGTGAAATGATTGAAACACCAGCCTATATAAAACAAAATAATATTCCTATTAATTATATGTTTTATATGGAAAATCAAATTATGAAACCAGCATTAAAATTTTTGAAAATAGTTGATAAAAATGCTGAAGAAATATTTATTAAAATTAAAGAAAAATATTCTAAACCAAAACCAGTTAAAGTTACAAAGAAAAAAACTACAAAGAAAAGCATTAAAGTTACAGAAAATGATTTACTTTTAAAAAATAGTGATACAGATACAACAGATGTTAAGCCAAAGAAAAGTAAAAAAGTTAAAGAACCGGTTAATGAAGATTCATTAGAAGTTAAACCAAAGAAAACTAAAAAAGTTAAAGAACCAGTTAATGAAGAATCATTAGATAGTGAGCCAAAGAAAACTAAAAAAGTTAAAGAACCGGTTAATGAAGATTCATTAGATAGTGAGCCAAAGAAAACTAAAAAAGTTAAAGAACCAGTTAATATTGAAACTAAATTAGATAGTGAGCCAAAGAAAACTAAAAAGGTTAAAGAACCAGTAGATGAAGAATCATTAGAAGTTAAGCCAAAGAAAAGTAAAAAGGTTAAAGAACCAGTTAATATTGAAACTAAATTAGATAGTGAGCCAAAGAAAACTAAAAAGGTTAAAGAACCAGTAGATGAAGAATCA